GTTCCGCACGCGGGCCAGATGTTGTCGTTGCCGTCGGCGATGCCGATGTGAACGATGTTTGATCCGCTGTAGTGATAAGTACCGATCAGTGCTGCCGCTGTGTTCGTCATGTTGACTAGTCTACATCGTGCTGATGAGATGTCAACACTATTTCTAACAAATTTTGGAAGGCGGTGAGATGCGCCGTAAAAACCTAGTTGACCAGGCAATACGGCGGCGTTTCGCTGTCACCCTGCGCGGCAACGAGGGCGTGTTCGCCGGCGTCCTCACCGACACCGACCCCGTGACGTGGGTGTTTGAGCAGTGCTCCACGGTCCCCAAAGCCGCTGGTGAAACCCCTGAGCTCATCCAGGGACGTGTTTACATCGACCGTTCCCAGGTTGCGTACATTCAGGAGCTGCCGGCGTGATCCTCACCAATGGTCAGATGCGGGCGTTGGCGCCGCAGGCGTTCGCCGAGATCGCCCCCCAGTTCTACAACAGCTATTTCGTGCCGCGGACTGGTTTGGATTTGGAAACCAGTTTCGCCACCTACGCGCAGCTTTACCAGAAGCAGCCGTGGGTGGCGACGGTGGTGAACAAGATTTCGGGGTTGATCGCCCGCCTGGGCATTCAGGTGTGGGATCAGTCCGCGCCGACGGGCAAGATGCTGGACACCACGTCCCCGTATGCGCGGCTGCTCGCCAAGCCGTGCCCGCACATGAACTCGTTCAGTTTCTGGCAGTGGCTAGCCGCCACTATCGAGATTTTCGGTGAGGCGTATCTGATCAAGATGCCCGGCGACGACGGCCGGGTGGAGTCGCTGGTGCCGATGCACCCAGCCCAGGTGAAGATCAACCGGCTGTCGGGCGGGGAGTTGACGTACCAGTTTTTGGTGCATCCGAATCAGGAGTTCGGCGCTGATGATGTGGTGCCGTTTAGGGCTTATGACCCGTTCGGCACGATGCGCGGCATGTCCAGGCTGGAGCCGTTGCGGTCGACGCTGATGAATGAGGATTCGGCGCGTCGGGCTACGGCGTCGTGGTGGCGCAACATGGGCCGCCCGAGCATGGTGTTGCAGACCGAGAAGAAACTCGGCCCTGAGGGCCGCCAGCGGGTGCAGGATGCGTTCCGGGCGACGGCCGCCGGGTCGAGCAACGCCGGCGGCGTCCTGGTCCTCGAGGACGACCTCAAAGCCACGAGCATGCAGTTGTCCGCTGAGGAAATGCAGTACATCGAGTCCCGCAAGCTCAACCGGGAGGAGGTGTGCGCGGTGTTCGACATTCCACCCCCGGCGGTCCACATCCTCGACCACGCGACGTTCTCCAACATCACCGAGCAGTTCCGGTCGGTGTTCCGCGACTCCCTGGCCCCGCGCATTGAGTTCATCGAATCGGTGCTCAACCACTATGTGGGGGCAGATTTCGGTGCCGACCGGGTCGCGCGGTTCGCGGTGGCGGAGGTGTTGCGCGGCGACTTCGAGAAGCGGGCGGAGGCGATGGCGCAACTGGGGCAGGCCGGGATTTGCAAACCGTCGGAGGCCCGCCCCATGTTCGACCTGGATGATGCCGGTGAGGTCGCTGACCGGTTGTATGCGAACTCGGCGATCCAGCCTTTGGGCGCCCAGCCGGTGGCCGTCCAGCCGGCGTTGGAGCCGCCCGCGGCGCAGAAGTTCGTGCGCGACATCGGCGGCCTGATCGGCCGCGGCAGAAGCATTCAGGACGCAGCCCGCACCCTGTTGAGTAAGCACCCCAGCGAGGAAGAAGCCATTAAGCGGGCGTGCGAGTTGATCATTGAAAGGCAGCTATGAGCATCGTGACCAAGAGCGCGGAAGCGTCGGTGTCGGTGGTGGAGTCCGAGAACCCCAACGGGGAGTTCGACGTGATCCTCTCGACTGAGGCGCTGGACCGCGACGGGGAGAAGCTGTTCATCGATGAGTGGAAAACCCCGTTGCCGGATCGGATCACGTTCGACTCCGATCATGGGATGAGTGTGGCGACCACGGTCGGTTCGGGTGTGCCCAGCATTGAGGACGGCGCCCTGCGGGTGAGGGGCACGTTCGCGTCCACGGCGCACGCGCAGAACGTCCGCACACTGGTCAACGAGGGCCACATCACGAAAACTTCGGTGGCGTTCCGCACCATCCGCGACAAGAAATCGCAGTCGGTGAGCCGAGAGCTGCTCAACGGCGCGTTCGTGGCGGTGCCGGCCAATGAGGAAGCCCGGGTGCTGTCGTCAAAGGCAGCCACCCTCGTCGACGACGAGAAGACCGATCCTCGCATGATCCTGGCCGGGGTGGACGCTGTGCTGGATCAGGCGTTGGCGTTGTGCGCCGGTTGTGACCGCGAAGCCCTGCCCCCGGAGATCACACAAGCCATTGATCTGCTGTATTCGGTGGGTCCGACCGTTGATGAGCTTTTAGAGATGTTGGGGATTCACGATCCCGACGAGGACTCCAGCCCTGCTGGTGAAGAAGAAGATGAGGGCGAGTATTCCGCCGAGAAATCCGCCGCAGACGCCGACACCCTGTCCGCCGCTGCCGCCGACGACTCCGCTGAACGAACAGCCCTTCGCGGGCGTGCGCTCGCGTTCTTGGTAACGAAAACAAGCACAATAGGAGACTGAATGAGTACGAAAGAGGGTCTGCGTCAGCAGGCCGCTGAACTGGCGAACGAGGTCAAAACCAAGTCTGCCGCCTTCGAGGCCGGTGAGCTCACCGCCGCGGAGTTCTCCACCTACATGGACAACGCCGAGACGAAGAACCTCGAGCTGGAGTCGGCCATCAAAGCCTACGACCGGGCCAGCCGGCTGTCGGCCGCAGCGGACTTCGCCCCCGAGGTCGCCGAGGTCGCGGTGGACACCCGCGCCAAGGCCGTCGCCGAAGCCTACGACCGGGTGCGTGCCGCCGCGTCGGGGCATTCCCGGGACTCGGTGGACTTCGAGATCGGGTTCAAGGCGCAGGGCGTCACGTCCCTGATGGGTGAGGCCGCCTCGGGCACCACCGCCCCGTCGGCCCTGTCGGGCTACTTCCTGGGCGGTGCCGCCGGCCCGGCCATCGTGCCCGAGTTCATCCCGGGCATCACCGAGCTGCGGTTCTACCCCAACCAGATCGCCGCCCTGTTCCCCACCATGCCGGTGTCGGGTCCGGTGGTGACCTATGTGCGGGAGACCGCATGGTCGAACGCCGCCGCGGGTGTCGCTGAAGGCGCCACGAAGCCGACAAGCACCAACTCGCTGACCCGCTACACCGAGCAGGTCGGGAAGGTCGCGGCCCTGGCCCGGGTCACCGACGAGCTGATCGCCGACGCCCCGGCGTTCTGGTCACTCATCCAGCAGCGCCTCGCCCAGGGTGTGGTGCGCCAGGAGGAGGTGCAGTTGCTGGCCGGTGCCGGCATGCCCGGCGTGTCGGGTCTGCTCAACCGCACCACCGGCTTCACCAAGCCGCAAACCATCTCGGCGGTGTCCAACCTGGTCGTTCCGGCCGCGGGCACCTCGGGTATCGGTGCGGGCACGGCGACGGTCACCTCGGTCACCCCGGGCCGTGAGGTCACCGGCACTTCTGGTGCCGCACCGACCGGTGTGCAGATCGCGGAGGGCATCCTGGCCGCCCTCACCGACATCCGCACGGTGACGTTCTTCGAGCCGGACGCCATCGTGGTGAACCCGGCCGACTACAACACCATCCGGCTGACGAAGGCCACCACCGGGGAGTACCTCGGCGGCAGCTTCTTCGGCTACTCCTCAGGTAACGCGGTCAACGAGCCCACCTCCTACCTGGACCCGGGCCTGACCCTGTGGGGTAAGCGTGTGGTGTCGACCCCGGCGATCCCGGCCGGCTATGTGCTCGTCGGGGCGTTCTCCGACGGCGGCATGGTGTTGCGCCGCGAAGGTCTGCGGGTCAACGTCACCAACACCAACGGTGTGGATTTCGAGCAGAATCTGTGGACTGCCCGCGCCGAGTCGCGGGTCGGTCTGCTCGTCGAACGCCCCGAGGTGTTCGAGCTCATCAAGCTGACCACATCGGGCAGCTAGGAAATCCTGCGCGGGGCGGTGCGTCCAGCCCGCACCGCCCCCGCAACCCTCGGGAGGACATCGTGCTAACCGTCACCGACACCCCACCCGACGAGGACGACACCGTCGGCGACCACCCCGAGGAGCCTGTGCGCGTGAAAGTCATCAAGCCCGGGCATCAGGTGGCTGTGAAATGATCGACGTGGACTACACCCAGATGCCGGCGTTCCTGAAGGGCACCGCATCGGATGCCGACGTGGAGGCCGCCCTGTCGTGGGCGTCGGGTGTGGTGGAAGCCTACTGCGAACGGGACTTCTCCTACCACATCGACGACGTGGTTCTGGTGGATCCGTTCCCGGCGAAACGGTCCGCTCAACTGCCCAGCCCGCCCGTGCTGTCGGTGTCCTCAGTGCAGGCGTGGATGCGCGGCCCCACCGGGTCGATGGGCTGGCAGACGTTGACGAACTACGCCTGGACGGCTGACGGGCTGCTGTATGACACGACCGGGCAGCCGGGCACCCAAATCAACGAAGCCCCGTCGTGGCCTAACGCCCCGAAAAGTTTGCGGGTCACCTACACCCACGGCTGGATCGACACCCCCCAGCCCGTCGTCGATGCGGTGTTGAAGGCGGCGGCAGCCTATTTAGCGAACCCGTTCGGGAACATCCGCCGCCGGGTGGGGGATGTGGAATCCGACTGGGCGGTGACCGCCCTGACCCGGGGCGGCATCGACGAAACCCTGCTGGCCCCGTATCGGCTGATCACGATTGCCCGCTGATGCTCGGCGCCCAAACCGTCACCATCCGCAACTACAGCATCTCGGGTCGGGATCGGCTCAACCAGCCGATCAGGACCGCGGTGGATGTGGTGGTGGCGGGCTGCTCGATGCAGCCGGCGTCGACCAATGAGGCGGTCACGTTGACTGATGTGCAAACCGAGCTGTGGACGTTGTACAGCCCGCCGGTCACTGCGGCGAAAGCGGCGACCACGGCCAGCGAAATCCTGTATCAGGGGATGACGTTCCAGGTGGTGGGCACCCGACCCCATGTTGACCTGTCCGGGTTCACCGACCATGTGGTGTTCGATCTGAAGAAGCAGATCGCGTGAGCCGCCGCGACGACGTGGAAGCCGAAATCCGCAAGATGGCCGCCCAATCGGTGGATGTGCGCGACGGCATGAAGAACCTCGGCGAGCAGGTCGTGCAGGTGTGGCGGTCCTACTCCCCAGTCAGGTCGGGCCGCTACGCCGCATCGGTGCGGGTGCTGAAATCGTTCACCGTGGACGGCATGCCAGCAGTGCGGGTGGGGTCGACATCGCGGCGAGCCCACCTGATCGAGTTCGGGACCGGTGAGGACAGCAGCGGAAAAGACCCCCGCTACATTCCCGCGCTGGGGGTGCAGGTCAGCCGCGACACCCCCACCCCGGCGTTCGCGCCCCGGGCGAAAACCGCGAAACACTTCGGCGGGGATGAAACCCCCGCCCCCAAAGACACCACCACCTCCGAGGATGAGCAGTGACCTCCGCGCTCGAGGTGATCATCGCCTGGCTCAAACCCCTCGGCGAGGTGGGGCCGCAACGCCCACCCGGGGCGGTCCTGCCGTTCCGCATGGTGCAGTGCGTGGCCGGCGCCGACGACAAAATCTCCGACTCGTCCATCTACCAGGTCGACACGTTCGCCGCCACGTTTGAGCAGGCCGAAGCCCAAGCCCGCATCACCCATCAGCGGATGCTGCGCCTCGGCCCGCCGCTGGCGCCGCAGCAGCGGGTCACCCTGCCCGACGGCCGAACCGTGTTCGTCGATTCGGTCACCACCTCACAGCGGCCGATCTGGGTGCAGTACACCGAAGCCGCCCCGATTTCCCGGTTCGTCGCACGCTACAGCGTCGACATCCGCATGCCCCGCATCTGGCCGGGATCCTGAACCAAGCCCACCGCTTTTTTATCCGCCTTGCAGTGCAGGGCATCCCTCTCACTAAGGAGTTAAC